GGGGACAAGGTGGGGGTCCCCACCTCGGTCCCCCAGACCGACGGTTGAACCTACCTTTTCGCCGGGTGCCATGCATGTGTGCATTGTGTCGGTCCAACCTGCACAATCGGACGATGCCGTGCCGCATGGCTTGCCTGCACTACTCATCGTCGTCATCCAGCGCGTGCTGCAGTAGAAACATCGCCAAGCGCACAGCATCACGCGGGCGCATATCGGCGCGCGTGCCCCTGCCGCTTGCCTTCTCCGCGCACACGTGAAACCGGTTGTCGCACTGGTTCCATGTGACCGTCACCTGCCCCCGCTCTTCGTCTCGCGGGCTCCACCACACAAGTTCGCTCACGGCGCACACGCAGCCGCAAGAGCATCCTTGCAGCTGTCCGCCTCGCACGCGTCGATCCCGTCCGCCGTCTCGACCCAGCAGTCGGCGACGCCGTCGCAGCACAGCAGCCGGCGCGGGCAGCTGTCATCTGCCGGCACCAGGTCGCAGGTCACGGGCCGCCCCGTGTCCACAGGCGCAGCCTCCTCCTGCACACAGCCGGACAGCACCACCATCATCATCACGTGTCGCATGTGCTCACCTCTCGTCGAGTGTATCTCAACCCCGCCACGGCTACCGCCACAGCCACATCGCCGCGTCGCTGGCCCTGACTACCTGGATCCGCTCCTTGCCCGCTGCCCCGGCGTACCAGTGCACCAGCACGCGCGACGCATCGTCACGGCACGGACCCAGCACCACGCCCTCACGCACCGGCACCACCTCACCGTCGGTGGTCGTGCGGGTCACGAGGAGCCGCGTCCCTCGCTGCAGGGTCAGGAGCACGGTGCACGCTCGGGGTCTCTGGTCGCCATGTCTAGCGCATAGCCACTGCGCGGGCCCTCGGCCTCTCGCAGGATGCTCACCCATGTGGCACATCGATGTAGCCCGACCGACTGGCACGCCAGACCCAACCGCCATCGCTCAGCAGCACCTGCTTCTGTGCGACGTCCCCACAGGCACCACGCGTTCGGCGCGGGCACCCAGCGGCGGATGTACATGCCGAAGCGTGGCGCCGCCTCGCGGTGGGTGTCCCCCTCAAGCGGCGGTCGCAGGTGGTCTGTGCCCCGGCAGCGTGATCCGTACCTCACTCCTCACCTCTCGCGACCATGCGGGACTCGCTGCGCGGCCACACAGCGGCCCTGATGCTCTCAATGAACAGCAGCACCTGCCTTGCCTCCTCGGCGGTGGTGCCGTGCGCATACACCCCATTTCGGCTGGCCTTCCAGCATCTAGGCGTGTGAGGCACCGGCTCGACCTTGACGCCATCCTCGCTCATCCCTCCCCCCTCACACGGCGCCGCAGCGCCTCGGATTCATCCCACGCCACCGCCAGGCCCAGCGCCTGCCACGCGTGGCTCGTGACGCCGTAGGTGGGCCCTGGGGCCGCCTTCGTGCCCTTCGGCCCTACCAGCGCAAGCATGGCTGCTATGACCTTGCTGTCCGGCGTCTTGCCGCCGGGCGCGTCTTTCCGGTCAGCCCCGAGGGCCCGCACAACCCACTTGCGCGGCACAAGGTGCACCTCGAGCCCGGCCGACAGGGCCGACTGATAGAGCCGCCCCACGGCCTCGGACGTCTCGAACAAGCTGTTGCCCGACTTTCCGTAAGAGCGGACCCGCTCGATGAGCACCAGGGGCGAGCTGCCCCACCAGGGCGTCTCCGGGTGAGGCGTCCACAGGTGGTCGCACAGCGACGCCACCGGCGCCGCCTTGTCCGCCCACAGCACGCGCTGCGCCCCCGGGTCGTACAGCGCCGCCCCGCACGTCTTCGGGCCCGGGTCGATGGCAAGGATGGGGCGAGGGAGGGTCAAGGCTGGCCCCCACTCACAACCCCGTCCTCTTCCTCGCCCATCTCGCGGTGCGTCTGCTCGAGTCGTCGTATCGCCGCAAGCAAACTTGCGGCGCTCGTCTCCAGCGCGGCGTGCTGGTCTCTTAGGGGGCGCTCGTCTGGCGGCAAGCACGGAGCACCCTCTACGGCGCGCTCGTCGAGCCAAGCGATGGCGCATCTGACGCACGCTGCTGCCTGCTCGTAACAATGCGCGGAGTATTGCACGCTCACTCCTCACCTCCCATAAGCCTGGCCAGTGTCAACACGCAGCCTCCCGCGCCTGCATTTCGAGGTCGTCCCACACCGCACCCAGCACGGCCTCGAAGTCCTCGGGATCCACGTCCTGCTCGGCATCCACGCCGAGAACCTTGGCCGTGTCCTCGTCGACGTGCAGCCGTACCGCAGTCGGCTCGGCCCAACCCGGCTCGGGCGGGGTCCACGTGTCGGGATGGCCCGACCGCCGCCCTGGCGTGTCCGGCTGCACGTCCATCCACACGTCCGCCAGCAACCCCGGAGCGAGCTCCACGTCCGTCAGCACCACCTGCACCGTCCTCATGCCGGCCCCCGACCCTGCAGGTGCACCTCGCCCCACGCGGCCGCCTCCTCGCCAACCAGCACGCGCGTCCACTCGGCGTGCTCGTCGTGGGCGAGCGTGACCGACACGGCGACGAGTCGCCCGTCGTCGTCCTCGTCCACCACAGCCCACGCCCACCATCCGTCAGGCAGGCGCGTCTCTACCGTGCGAGGGCCGCGCGCCTCCCGCGCGTCCAGCCCCGCGTGCAGCAGCACGCGCAGCATCCCCGACACGGTGCGGGCCTCACGCTTGGCCGCCCTCTCGACGCGCCCGTAGAGGTTGATGGGCAACCGTAGGCTGACGCTGCGACTCGGCATGTGTGCCTCCCTGGCCGACAGTGTAGCACGCTGAGAAGCGTTGTGTGGCGCCAATCTTGTTGGCACGTTGCTTGCATTCCCGTTTTCGGGCCTATCTGACACACCTTGTCAGGAGGTGTGTCAGCCGATTGTGCCGTTACAAAGCGCGATTGACACACCTTGCCACACCTGACACACTGACACACCTACTCCCCAACCCCCTATAGGACACACGTCACTACTCTCTTTGTTCCTAGGCTCATAGGCAAAGTAGGTGTGTCAGGTGTGTCAGGTGTGTCAATGGGGGCTTGTAAGCGGCTTATCGCTGACACACCTCGTGCCGCTAGGTGTGGCAGAGGTGTGTCAGCGGCGAAATCGTGCTGCACGACTGCAGGTGCGAACCTGCAGGGCTGCAGGTATGCAGGCGCTTGGGGCTGCAGGAGTGGCGATGCGGGCTCTCACCCGGCGGTCTGCTCCCGCAGCGCCGCACGGACTGCCCGCTGTGCCGCGTAGCGGCTACGCTTGACGCCGCTCGCCCACTCCATCCCGAGCTGATCGTAGGCGCACCAGGCCCACCGCTCTCGGTCGCCGTCCCGCAGCCGCCGGATCTCGCCGATGGTCTCGCCGCCCTGCACCAGCAACTCGAGGCCCGGCAGGTCTGCCCGGCGCCATCTGCCCGTCGTGCTCATCGTGTCCTCCTGCTAGGCTCGCGACCACCACACCGCCCGGCGGCCCCCGATGGTGCGCCGACGCTTGGTGTAGCCGTCCGCCGCGAGCAAGCGGCCCGCCTGCATGAGGTCGCCCCGACGCAGCCGACCCCGCTCGATGTCCAGGACGGCCGACAGCAGGTCGGGCAGTTCGAAAGCCCCGACCTGGTCCTCGGCAGCCGCGAGCAGGGCCGACTCCCACGGGTGCTCGACCTCGTAGTCCTCGTTGTGCTCGCGGCGGGCGGACTCCTCGTGCGGCGTGAGCCACCACTGCTCCCCTCGGTCGTACAGGTGCACCGCCTCGGCCCACAGCTGGTCTCGATCTCGACGCAAGCCATCAAGGTCGACGTCCCGCACGACCTCGCGGACCCAGAAGCGCCTCGAGCCCGTGGGGTCGGCGAGGAACGATTCTTCGTTGGTCGTCCCCACGAGCACCGACTGTCGAGGGCGGTCGGTCCAGAAGCGGTCAAAGCGCCGCCGGAAGTGGTCTGTCTGGGTCGCAATGAAGGCCTTGATCGCCGTGACCTCCTTCCTGCGCAGGCTGTCGAGCTCGGCGAGCTCCTGGATCCAGACGCCCTGCAGCGCTTGCCCCGCATCGTCGGTGCCGATGGGGATGGGCGAGTCCGAGAACCACCCGTCGCCCGCGAGCGCACGGAAGCCGCTGGACTTCCGCCGCCCCTGCTGTCCGCGCAGGATGAGCATGGTGTCGACCTTGCAGCCGGGGTCGATGGCGCGCGCCACCGCCGAGACCGCCCATCGACGCGCGTACACCCGCGACAGCCCGTCCTCGGTGTCCTCACACCCCATGTAGCGCCACAGCAGGTGCTGCAGTCGGTGCTCGCCGTCCCAGGACAGCCCGCGCAGGTAGTCCTGCAGCGCGTGGCTGGAGGTCTCGTGCGCCACCTGCCGCACCGCGTCGGCGGTCGCCGCCTTGCTCGCGTGCACGCTGTAGACCTCACCGAGCCATTCCATCAGCCGCAGCACCGTCACGTCGTCGACGGGCTCTCCGTCGTAGCGCAGCTGCTCGGCAAACTGCTCGTAGTCGAGCCGCCCCCGCTGGCGTCGGTCGTGACGCAGGATGGTCACGACGTTCCGGTGGTGGTCGTAGACGGACACCACCTCACCGTCGCGGTTGCGCCTGACATCCAACATCCCCCAGACGTCGGGATCGGGCGCGTGCTGCTCGAGGTCGTCCACGAGCTCGGCCCGCACCTCCTCGACCGCCTGCAGCAGCGCGTCGACGTCGACCACCTGCCCGGGGTCGTGGGACGCGTGCTCGTAGCCGCCGGGGGCGACGCACGGCGCGACGTAGGCACGGATCACGGACCGCAGTTCGGCCGCCCCGGGCGTGCCTCGGTCGGGCGCCTGCAGCACCCACTCTGCGAGGGTGCGGTGCTCGTCCGGGGTCACCGGGCGCGACAGGGCGACCACGACGCGCCCCCGGCCTCGAGCGGGCGCATCGCCCTTCGGGACCCCGTGAGACCACGACGTGTGCACCACGTGCCGCACGTCCTGCCACATGCGGGAGGCGGCCGCCACGCTCCACGCGTCGTCGTCGTCGTAGTCAAGGATCAGCGCCGTGTGGCAGTCGGGCACCGCCCCCCTGCGCCGCTGGTCGCCCTCGACGAGGTGCGGGGCCCACATCGGCACCTCGCGGGCCTTGTCGGTCGCATCGAGGTGCGGGTCGGCCACCTCCCGCACGAGCTGGGCCCAGGTCCACGCCTGCCGGCCCCCCTGCGTCCCGCCCTTCATCGGCGGGTAGAGAGTGACGTCAAGCCGGCAGCCCTCGGGGGGCGGGGCCGGGCAAGTCGGCAGCTGCACGCCGGACAGGTCGAGATCCTCCACGCGTGGCGCGATCGGGGTGGGCTCGTAATCGTCGCCGACCAGCTCGAGGGCAGGTCGGTCCTTTCGTGGGCGGCGCGGGAGCCGCAGCCGCTGGCCGCCCCACTCGATCGTCGCGTCCGTGCGGTCGTCGGTGTCGGGGTACCACGCCTCCCCGTCGGCCGCGTGCTCGAGGGCCCACGCCACGACGCGCTGCGCCTCGCCGGCGCCCTTGCCCACGCGCCCGGCAGCCGCGACGAGCCGAGACGTCACCGCCTCGGCTGCGATGGCGCCGTCCCGCACGTAGGGGGCGACGCTGCAGGCCCGTCGCTTGAGCTCGTCGTGCCGCTCGCCCTTGGGTGCCGTCTCGACGTGCTCGGCCGCGCGGCGCAGGGCTTCCTGCGCCCATTCCTGTCGTGTCACCACCTGGCCACCCCCGCCGCCGCATCGAGCAGCCTTGCACGCTCCCACGGCGACAACCGCAGGGCGTCGCAGAGGGGCGACAGGTGCTCGACCTTGGGGCGAGCTCGGCCGGTCACCCACGCGTACACCGTCTGGCGCGACACCTGCACCCCTCGATCCTCGAGCGCCTCCTGCAGGCCGCGCTTCGACAGCCCGAGGTCGCGCATCCGGTCCCTGATGATCTCGTCCATCGGCCCTCCTTTGGAGCCTACACCCTACCCCCCGCGCCCACAGCACGTCAAGGCAACGCAACGCCGGCAACGGGCCAACCTGACGAATGCAGGATTTTTAGGGAAATCTGCAATTGGCGCTTGACGGTAGCGTAGACACGTATAGAATCAAGGCATCGGCAGCGACGCCGAGCGAGCCAACAAGCCAACGAGCCAACGAGCCAACGAGCCAAGGAGTCAGCCATGACCCGCACCGAAGCCATCGCCCACGCCGACGAACTCTTCAGCCGCCACCGTGAGGCCATCACCCGCGCTGTCCTCGCTGGCGGGTGCCCCGTTGAGGCCCTGGCCGCTGCCGCCAAGCGCGAGCAGGAGCTGTGCCAAGAGGTGCTGGACGGGAAGCACCCCCAGAAGGCTGCGGCCATGCTTGACAGCGTGTGGGAGCACTTCAACGCAGCCTAGTCGAAACGCCTTCGGGCGTCTGCCGGACCTGTCCGCCCGGCACTGATGAGACAGGACACCAGCCAGCAAGCCCACAAGCCCTGGAGCCCACGAATGAGCCACTGCATTGACCCTGGGGTGTCCGCATGACCCCCGCCGACTGGTTCGCCGACCCCGACGCGAACATTGCGTGGGGCCTGCTGCTGCTTTCGCTGCTCGCGCTGGCGTGCACTCCGTCGGAGACGCTGTCGCGGCAGCTGGACGCCCTGTGGCGCGCGTGGCGGGCATGACCCCCCGCGCCTGGCGCCGCGTGCTGACCCTCTACCGTGCCGGTCTGCGGCACGGAATCGACCCCGTCGGGGCGCTTCGGTGGGCTTGGTCCCTCGAGGGGCGCCCCGGCGACGCAACCACGCCGGCGACGCCGGCACATCAAGGAGAAGAATGATGGGATGGAGCAACCTCAAGAGTGCGGCCAGCCGCGCCAGCGGCAACGGCGGGCGGTACCTCAAGCTGTCCGACGGCGACCGGTACGAGCTGCTGTTCATGTGCCCCCCGCACCAGAAGGAGGTGACCTGGCCCGACGGCCGCACGTCCGTGCGCTTCGCCGCGCGGGTCTACGCGACCTCGGACCCCGCCGGGGTGCAGCAGCTGGAGTTCGGGCCCGGGGTGGCGCGTGACCTCGCCGACGAGCTCGCCGGCCAGGACCCCGGCACGACGAAGGTCATGATCCGCCGGACGGGGAGCGGCAAGACCGACACCCGCTACACGGTGGCCCGGATGGGCCAGGCGTCGGCCGACGAGATCAAGGCCGCCCAGGAGGCCGACGAGGACCGCACGTGGGACCTGACCGAGGACGGGTGGTGGGAGCTCGAGGGGAGCAGCGAGCCGGCCCCGAAGGCCGCACCGGCCGCCGCCAACGCGCCGCGTTCGTCCGACATCCCCGAGCAGGACGAGGACATTCCCTTCTGATGGGCCGTCCAGCCTACACCCCCGGCGGCGACCGCGACCCGTTCCGCCCTACGGACTTGAACGGGCGCGTCACCCGCCTCAGCGAAGCGGACCGGCTCCACCCGGACCTTCCGGCCGCCGAGGCCTTCGACCGGGAGGCGCGGGCGGCATTCGCCGCCCACCCCTTGGGGGACCCGATGCGGCGCATTCTGACGTGCTGCCGCATCCTGCGCACCTGCGGCGTCGCGCCGCACATGACCGACGAGCACCTTCGGGAGCTCTGGAAGACAAGGGAGAGCTGACTCATGGGCTACTACACCGACTACACGCTGCACTGGCAAGCGCCCGACGATGCCCGATGGATGGGGCCGCGCGACCTGTGGGCTGCCCGACACGCTAAGGGGGCCGAGGCCCTCAAGCCGGAGACCGCCAAGCTCATCGCCTTCGAAGCCGTGCTCAATGAGCACAACGTCCGGTCGTCGACCGAGGGCAAGTGGTACGCTTACCACGACGACATGCTGTCTCTCTCGAAGAGCCTCCCCGGCTATCTCTTTGTCCTTCTCGGGCAGGGAGAGGAGACAGGCGACGTGTGGCGGAAGTTCTACACAGCCGGCAATCTCATCCGCCACGACGTCCCGGGCTGGCCAACTCCACCCGATGGCTGGCCTTCCGACACTCCCGAACCTGGCGCTTAGCCACAAGCAACAAGAGGTGAGGAATGAGTCTGGACATCAGCGCCGACACGCCGCCGTGCCCGCACTGTGGGCGCGGCAACGTTGTGCTCGATGAAAACATCACATACAACGTCGCGCCAATCTACTACCCCACCATGCGCGCCGTGGGCATTCGTGGTGGGCTTCGCGGGCTCGACGGGATGCGCTTGGGCGACGTGCCGGCCGCCGAGGCGCTGGCCTTTGTTGACCGCCACATCAAGCGATTCCGCGAGCGCGAGCCGAAGAACGGATGGGGATGGGGCGGTGTGCGGTGCGTGTACCGCGTGCTTCACGCCATTCAGGACGCCCAGCGAAACCATCCAGACGCGATCATCAACGTGTGCTGAGCAAGAGGTGAGGAATGAACATCTACATCGACATCGAGACGATTCCCGACGGGGAGCCCGACCTCTCGGGCCTCGTCGATCCTGACTCCATCGTCGTCCTGCACGACGACCCGGAGATCAAGGTCGACCGGAGGCTCAAGGACCCGGCGAAGATCGAGGCCGCCCGCGAGGCGGGCCGGGAAAGGCTGCAGGAGAAGCGGCGCGAGGAGGCCGTCAAGGCCCGCGAGGCGGCCGTCGAGGCGTGGCGCAAGGGCTCGCTGTCTCCGCTCGCCGGCCGCGTGCTGTGCGTCGGGGTGGCGGTCGAGGACGCGGGGCCCGTGGTCATCATGGAGGACACGGAGGAGGCCACGCTGAGCAAGCTCGAGAAGGGCCTGGCCCGCTACCGCGACCAGCGCCCCCGGCTGTGGACCTGGAACGGCGGCCGATTCGACCGCCCCTTCCTGGCGAAGCGCGCCCTGCGTCACAAGCTCTACACGCTGGCCGGCATCTGCCGGATCGAGAAGCCCTGGCTGGCGGACGACCTCTATCAGGTGTGGGGGATGGGCGACCAGCGCGCGAAGGGCCGCCTCGACGACGTGTGCGACCTGCTCGGGATCTCTCGCGACGGCAACCCGATCGACGGATCCGAGGTCCTCGACCGCTACCTCGCGGGGGACCTCGACGCCATCCGCGAGCACTGCATCGACGACGTGCGCGTGCTGCAGCTTATCGGCCGTGAGTTCCGCGCGGCGGGGTGGCTGGAATGACCTACCCCAGCATCCGACGCGCCGCGATCGACGCGGCGAAGCGCAACCCGGGCGTGCCGCAGAGCACGGCTGCCCGCGACATGCCGGCATGGGCGACGGCGTCGCTCGTGTGGGACGTCGACGGCATCCTGCTGCTCGAGGTGATGAGCTGGCGGCCGGGGCGGTCGTGCCTTGAGGTGATGCGCCACCTGTCCGACCAGCTCGCCGAGCTCGGGTGGACGCAGCTGGACCCGGCCGGGGCGATGCCGTGGCATCGGCCGGACGGGGTGATCTGCCCCGGGCTGTGGTCGACGTGGAGGGAGCGATGAAGCATAGGAGGAACGCCATGAAGAGCGACTGCAGTAGCCAGCCCGGACAGCCCAGCGGGGCCGAACCTGTCCGAGACCCGTCCGACCCCGGAGGCGCCCGCCTCCTCGCCCTGCTCGACCGCGGAGACCTGCTTCGCGGCGCGTGGACCGACGGCCAAGAGCGCATGTGCGCCCTCGCCGCGCTGTCCGACGAGGCCAGGGACGCGAAGGACCCATCCGCCTGCCCGGCGGAGGTGATGCCAGCGTGGCTGGCCTACCTGGTGCCCTACTTCGACGACTGTGGCGGCTGGGGGGCCCGTATGCGGCGCCTCGGCCAGCTGGCGCTGAGGTGGCACGTCCTCGACGAGCCGGCATGGGAGCGCGTCCGCGTGGAGACCCTGTGCGGCATCCTCGACGTAGCGACCGAGGCTGTGACCGTCGACGAGTGGGGGGCGCTCGACGCCGTCCGGGGCGTGCAGGATGCACTGCGCGGACGCGGAGATCTGCAGGCCGCCCGGACCGTCGCCCGGGCCGCCGCCGATGCCGCCCGGGCCTCCGCCAGGGCCGCCTGGGCCGGCGCCAGGGCCGCCTGGGTCGCCGCTAGGGTTGCCGAGGTCGCCACCGGGGCCGCCAGGGCCACCGGGGTCGCCGCCGGGGTCGCCGCCGGGGCCGCCGGCTGGGACCGCATCACCGACCTGACGCTCGACGCCATCGAGCAGGAGATTCGCCATGAGCAGCAGTGACAGCAAGCCCGTGCCCACGAAGCGGGGGCCGTACTACCTGGCGAGCGGGTCGCTCGCGCGTGTGACCATGGCCGCCGACGCCCTGCCCGTGGGGCTGTGGGCGCACGTGCCCGACGAGAACACCCTTGCGCCGGTTGAGTCGCTCACCTGGGCCACCGACGAGCACGGCGCCGTCGTGCCGGTGCCGACGCTGGAGGAGTGGCGGAACGCGCACGAGTGGCGCGTGGCTGCCCTCGGCGCGAGGGCGCAGCGCGAGGAGGCGTGGAAGCGACTGCGGAAGGCGACGGCCGAGCGCGACGAAGCCCGCCGGGAGCGCGACGAAGCCCGCAACCGGGCGGACGACTGGCGGCGGAAGTTCGGGGCGCTGCGCTCCGTGCTCGGCATCTCTCCCCGCGCGGACTGGCCCGAGATCGAGGCCAACGCGCTGGTCCTGCGCAACGCCGCCGAGCTGGGCACCGCCCTCCTCTCCGCCCTCGACGTGCCCGAGGGGGCGGACCCGGTGGAGTGGGCGGGGGTGACGGCAAAGCTGGCGGACCACGCGGGGCGCTACATCGCCGGAAACGCTGCCGGCTGCGAGGTCATCGAGCTAGTCGAAAAGCGCGCAGCCCTCCGCACCCCTCCCCGCCCCCTGCCGGACGGGCCGGGGTGGTGGTGGGGCCGCTGGCAGGGCGCCACGGACTACACGCCGACGTGGGTGGAGGACGACGGGGGGCTGCTGGCGCAGCACCTTGACGGCCCGGTCGCGGAGGTGGGCGACGCGGACGAGGTGGAATGGCTCGCCGGCCCCGACGGCCGCGCCGTCCGCTGCACGCCGCCGGAGGTGGACCGTGGTGTATGAGGTGTACACGCAGATGGTGTTTCGAGGCGACCCCGCGCCGCCCGGCGAGGGCTGGGAGCCCTTCGCGGCGCACATCTCCGTCGAGCACAACGGGCTCCGGGAGTCCCTTGGCGGCGGCTTGGAGGAGTACGGCGAGGTCGTGTGGTGGCGCCGCGCCGTCCGCTGCACGCCGCCGGAGGTGGACCGTGGGTGACCCGACGACGCACCCGGCAGACGAGGTGCCGGGAGGGCTGTGGGATGGGGCGCCGGTGCGCGTCACGTGGGAGGGCTGGAGCGCCGGCCCTGCCCGGGAGTGGGACGAGACGGCCGAGGTCGGGACCTGGCACGACGGGGGCGTCACGGTCTCGCTGGACAGCGGAACCGAGTGGCTCGACCTGCGCACCAGCGGCGCGCAGACGACGGTGAATCTCCGCCTCGACGACCCCCTCGGCCTCGGCCTCGCGGGGCTGGCGGCGAGGGTGTACCGGCGACTCGCGCCAGCCGCGAAGGACGGTCCGCGCACGCTGAACGACGCCGTTGGGCGCGCCATGCTGTCGAGCTTGCCGAGGCTGTGGGAGCCACATCAAGCGCACCTGTGCACCGCCCTGACGCGCATGACGCGCATCGCCTCTTACCTCGCCCTCTCCGACCGCCTCTGCGCCCTCGTGGGGCTGGAGCTGGAGCCGGGGGAGGTGGCAGGGTGGGAGATGGGAGAGACCCTCGACCCCGAGGACCCCATCTGCTGGGAGCTGATGACCCGGACCGGACGCTGGGAGGCCCCCGTCGCCGCCTGCACGACGCGCCTACCAATCCCCGCCCTGCGCGCCGCCGTGCGCGTGATGGAGGCGACCCCATGACCACCCACACCACCCACACCATTCGGCTGTCCGCGCTGGACGCCGGCTTCCTGATCTTCGCGCTGCTGACCATCGCGGCCAGCCTGTACGCCATTGCCGACGCGATCCAGACGACCCTCTGCACCTGCGTGGAGGCCCACCATGACGACGACTGACCCCGCGCCCCGGTGCGTGGACTGTGTGCACAACAGGCCAGCCAGCGACTACCCGCCCACGCCAGGCGGCTGCGCCCTTCAGGACGCAAGCCCGTCTGTTCGCGAGTGGTGCCTGTGGAACTTCGACGGCGTGCGAGTCCCCCAAGAGGACCCCGTTTGCCCCGGCTTCACGCGCCGGAAGGAAGGAACCCATGAAGACGACTGACCCGCCCGAGTTCCTCGTCGGAGCCCTCTCCGTGGTCCTCGCGCTGCTCGCGATGCTGGGGCTGGCCGAGCTGCGTGGCGTCACGGCCCGGCACGACGTGTGCCAGGAGATGCTACAACACCGCGATGCCCGCTACGTGGGCCCGCCCGAGGTGTGCGAGGTGCCCCATGCCGGCGACTGACCCCAAGAACTTCGATGCAGAAGACGCCGTGAAACGCGAGGCCCCCGACTGGATGGTCGCCGCCTGCAACACGAATCCCAGCTACACTGGCTGGCGCCCAGGGGATGACTACATGCGTGGACGCGCACGTCCAGGCGAGTACACGTCTTGGTCTCACGAACTTGCCGTCGACGCATGGCCAGACCTTGAACTGACGCCGAACTACCTGAACCTCGTGGTGAACTTCGCGTTCGAAGTGGTCGGCGGCTCCTGCCCGTACAGCGAGGAACCACCCACCCCGCCGCGCCTCACGTTCCGCGCTTGGCTGCTGCATCCTCGCAAGGGCGCCAGCCGTGGCGTCACCGTTGCGCGCATCGAAGAGGACGAGGTGGACCAGGTGCTGGCCTGGCTGCGTGAGTGCCGGGACCAGCATGCCCGCGACGTGTGGGGGAACCTTCTCGCCGAGGAGGCCGGCCATGCCAACGACTGACCTCCCCGCCGACCTCGACGACCTCGCGCGCCTGCTCGTCACGCTGCCGTGGTGGCGGTGGATGGCGGGGGCGCGTGGCCGTTGCGAAAGCGAGGGCGACTGGTGGCGGTTCACGTCAGCCAACGGCGCGTCGGGCGAGACGGGCGGCTACGCGACCTTCTTCGCCGCAGACCCAGAGGAGTGGGGCGTCCTCCCCGACCTCTCCGACCCCGCCACCCTCGGCTGCCTGCGGGCGCTGGTGCGCGACCTGACGGGCTCGCCCGGCCTCTACGTGCGCTGCTACGAGCCGGCCGCCCCCGACATGTCAGGCGTGGTCCGCCGTCGCTGGCGGTGCATGGATGCGCAGGGCCGGCGGGCGCAGCACGACGACCACCCCACCGAAGCCCACGCCCTCGTGGCGCTGGGGATGGGGGTGGCGGGATGATGCAGCTCAAGAAGGTCAAGCCGTCGGTGTGCTGCTGGGTGTGCCATGCCCGGCAGGACGCAGACACGTGGAGCGTGCACTGCACCTGGATGCCTGACGGATGGCGCCGCGTGAGGCGAGGGTTCGCTGGGTGGGTCACCATCTGCCCAGCGTGCAACGCGGCAGGCAGACGCTTTCAGCGAGACGCGCCGCATTGGCCCCGCGCGACCAAGGGCACCGAGGAGCCCGGCCAGTCAGAGCAGGTCGGCGACCCGACTACCGACGGGTGCCCGGACTGCGAGGGGCGAGGCGACACGCCTACCGCAGCCGCGACACCGCCCACACCGTAGCCGCCGACCCGACGACCACTCCCACGCCCCCGGCGAGCGCCACCGTGCGCCACCGGGGGCGCTGCTGTAGGGCCTCCACCTGCCGCGCCTGCTCCTCGGCGAGCCACAGGGCCGCGTCGCGCTCGGCCTCCGCGAGCAGCAGCTCGGCGCGGACGTCGTGGTGGCACGCCTCGAGCTGGACGGCGTACAGGTCGCGGTCAGCCAGCCATTGCAGGGTAGGCAGCGGGACCTCCGCGACGGGGGCCCCCTCGACGACCTCGACGGGGGGCGGCGGGACGGGCGGGCAGTCCATGCTATGCTCCTCGCGAGCCGGCAGCCGGAAACGGCCATTGCGTGGCGCGCGGCAGCCCATAGTTCGCGGGCCGGCTCACGACTCCCCCCGGCTGCGGCGCGTCAGGTGCTCCACGAGCGCCTCGGCGTCCCCGGCCGCGTCGATGTCGGCCTCGAGACGCACGGCAGCCTCCCGGGCGCGCTCGGCGCGGCGGGCCTCCTCGGCGGCCTCCCGTGCACGGTGCAGGTCGGGCGGCGTGGACGGTGCACGCCCTCGAGGGCGACGACCGATGCGGACCAGCCCGACAGCCGCAGCCAGCCACAGCGCCACCGCCCCCAGCCCGACCGACACCGCGCCCGGACCACCCCACCGGCGCCACGCCAGCAGGGCGAGCACCGCGACGGCGACGAGCGCGACGAGGGCCCAGGGGAGCGCGTCGGTCACGGCAGCACCACCCAGGCGTGCTCGTGGTAGGAGGCCCGCACGTCCCAATCGAGCGGCGCGATCTCGGCGACGAGCCGCCCGTCCTCCGCGACGACGTCGGCCAGGTCGCGGACCCCGCGCCCGTCCCAGAGGCGAGCGCCCTGCGGGCGGTTGGCCTCAATGCACACGCCGACCCCGCCGGGCGGGGCGGTCCCGTCATGGCGCTGTGCCCCGAAGGCCAGCCACAGCCACGCGTGCCCCCGGCTGCCGCGCCGAGAGGGCGTGTCGCGCACGATGGCGCCCTCGGCGGACAGACCCGACCACCCCTGCACGTAGTGGAGCCGGCCCGGCATCGGCTGGTGCGGCCCGTGGTAGGGCAGGCACGGATCCGTCCCCAGCGCCTCCGCGACGGCCACCACGCCATCCCAGGGGCCGGCGTCGGGCAGCGACAGCGAGACCGCCTGCCACACGTCGCGGCCGGTCCCGTAGTGCTCCTGCACCACGTGGGCGACCAGCGTGGAGCAGTCGACCTCCGACGGCCAGCGGGGGCCGTACGGGAGCGAGCGCAGCGGGGCGAGGTGACGCCAGAGGTCAGGTAGAACGGGGGTCATTGGGGTTCCGTAAACTTTTTTGTTGACGGGCATTCGTCATGCGTTACAATGACAACATCGGAGGGCGATGGAGCCCCCGACGAGCCCCGGAGCCCACGATGCTGTTCGCCACCGCTCACAAGCTGACCCGCGCCCTTGTCCGCACCGAAGGCGGCGACTACCGCGCCACCTTCGTGCTGTGCCTGGCCTACCTCCGGGACGGTGGCGACCTGCAGACGGCGCTCCGCGCCATGCGCCTCCGGGTCACCGCTCGCGACCTCGACGCCAAGCGCGCGGCGGTCATCGAGCGCGCCACGGCGGACCTGCACCGCATCCCCGAGGCGCTTCGCCCCGGGATGCTCGCCATCATCGAGCACGTGCGGACGCACCCGCCGAAGGGCGACGGCGCCTCGCAGATCCGCAAGGGCTTCCGCACGCTTCGCGCCGGACACAGCGTCGAGCGCGCCATCGCCTCCCTCTGACCTCTCACGCCACAGGACGACACCATGTTCGACTACGACACCATCCATGCCGACACCGCCGCGGCCGCCCAGCTGCTGAGCAATGACCCCTTCGCCGCGCTGCTGGCCGTGCTGCGCATCCCGCGCGAGCACGGATTCAGCCGCGACAGCGACGAGCGGTCGCGCATTCAGAATGAGGCCCTGGAGGCCCTGAAGCGCGATGGGTGGCACGTGCGCCCCATGATGGGCTGGATCCAGCACGACGACGGGCGCGTGCTGGACCTCGACGGCTCCCTGTACGACACCGTCGACGACGCCGCCCGAGCGCGGTGCGAGCAGTGACCCGCCGCGAGCGCCGCATCGCGGCTGCTGCGGCCATCGCCGACGCCCTGCGACAGGGTGGGGAGGCGGACGCGGCCGTAGCGAGCCGCATCGGATGGCCGCGCCAGCGCCTGCACTCTGCGCTGCAAGGGCGCGTGTCCCTGGATGCCCTTGCGGACGTCGCTGCAGCGCACGGGCTGCGGCTGCAGGTGGAGCCGTCGGTGCTGGTAGAGTGAGGCTCACAGCGTCGGCCTCGGGGTGGGGAGGATGGGTGTCACGCCGTGCCCCACGCCCGCCGCAGCGCCGCCGCGAACGCAGCGCGGCGCGCCCACGCAGCCGGACTCACGCCGGCCGTCTGCATCCACTGATACATCTGGGTCTGGAGCGCCGACCAGTCCGACGCCGCGTAGGCTGCCGCCCACGACAGCACGACCGCCGACCCGGCGTCGTGGGTCTCGTCGATGCCCTCGTCCCCCCAGTGCAGGCGCACCCGGGGGGTGTGGTGGATCGCGCCCTCACCGTGCAGGTGAATGTGGGTGTCTGCCTTGTCCGTGCCCATACCTGGCCTCCAGAGCGGCCCTCGCCGCGATGATGTTGATCGTCGTGCGCATCGCCGCGAGCTGCGAGATGGCGTCCTGCTCGACGACGGCGAGCCGGTGCCGGTCCGCCCACAGCTCCTCGGCCTCGACGAGCAAATCCGACGTCCGCCGGACGTCCGCCTCGGCCGCCGCGGCGCGGGCCCACGCAGAGACCGCCGCGGCCGCGGCAGCTGCCACCAGCAGCAGCGCGACCGGGGTCACGGGACCGCCCGAGGCGGCCGACTCTCGCCGGTGTCGATGAGTTCGCGGGCGCTCGGGGCGGGCTCGAGCTGCACGGTCGTCGTGGTCGGCAGCAGCGTGGAGAGCAGCCGTTCTACCGCCGGGCCGGCGACGGTGGGGCCACCGACGAGCAGGGCCAGGCCGACGAGCACTTGCCACGGCGACCACTGCGTGACCCACTGCGCCAGCCGGTCCCAGCCGCGGGGCTCTCCCAGCAGGGGGGCGGGTCGCCCCGGGCTTGTGGCCTCCGCGACGTCCTGCAGGGCCTCGCGCCGCCCGGCCTCCCTCGCCTCTGCGACGAGCTGCTCGCGCTCGATGGCCCCGACCGCGTCGGCCAGCCGGCGGACCTCCTCGATCACTGACTGCAGCTGCGCGTCGATGCGCGCCTCGAGCTGCGCGGCCCGCTGCGCCGTCGCGGCCTCGTGCTCGTCCAGTCGCGCATCCAGCCGCCGCTCGAGGTCGGCCACCGCTGCGTCCCAGTTCCTGCGCTCGGGGTGGTCGCTCACGGCGCCCCCCCGTAGCGGGGCACCGTCCAGCCGGTGCGGGATGCCGGACTGGCCATCGCCGAGCCGGTGGGGCCGCCGTCGGGGAGGCCGTACAGGTGCCCCACCTCGTGCAGCGGCGTCGGGGTCGAGCACGCGTCCGGGTCGATGGCGATGGCGCGGCGTCCGTCGTCGAGCAGGACGACCGCCCCCCGCAGGTGCTCCCGGGGAGCGAGCGAGGCCAGCGCAGGGGTCAGCTCTACCACCGGGGTCCCGCCCTCGGCGACGGTGCACGACGGCCAGCCGGCCGCCGTCCAGTCGGCGCACACCCGCTCCCACGTCGACGCGTGGCAAGGGCCGCCGGCGGGGTCGATGACGACCTCGGGCGGGTCGGCGACGTAGGCCACGGGGCGTCGGGTCGCCGCGATGTAGCCGAGGATGGCCAGCGACACGGCGAGGCCCGCCGCGAGCACGTAGGGGGACTGCACGGTGGCGCGCCAGAGGCTCACAGCGCCTCCAACGCGGCGCGTGCCCGCTCGCCGCAGTCGATCTGGGCCTCAGCCGTCCAGTGCACGCCGTCGTGCTGGGTGCCGACCCATTCCTCCATGTCGATCATGGTGGCGAGAGGGTCACCCGCGACGTACGCCGCCTGCGCTGCGCGCACGTCCGCGATGTACGGGGCCGTGCCGGACAGCGGCGTGAAGGCGCTGGCCAGCTGCACGATGCACACCTTCAGGCCAGGGAAGGTCGCGCGGTAGATGGCCATGAGGGAGGTCAGCCGCGTCTCGTAGGCTGCGGACTCCGTGGCACTCTTGGCGTCCTCCTCGCCCTGCGCCCACACCAGTCCCCCGTCGAAGGTCCACCCGGTGGCGCTCATGGCGGCGACGTGCACGGCCGCGTGGGTGCTAATCCAGTCGGCGATGGGGCTCCCGCCGATGGCGTACTTGCACAGGCGGGTCCCACGGCCTCGATTGCGTACCCGGTTGCCTGTCCCCACAATGCCGACCCCAGGCCCAACCCGCGGGGCCGACGTCGACACCGAGCCGTTCCACCACGTAGGGGAGCGGTCGCGACCATGCGCGAAGCCGCCCGCCTCGCGGTCCACGACGTGGCACACGCCGATGCGCTCACCGGAGAGGTTGCCGGCGTTGTTCCCGCGCGCGTTGCTCTGGCCTGCGAGCGCGTAGCCGACCCAGGTGCGCGATCTCATCGGACCGCCTGAATGCTGCTGGTGCCGTCCACGGTATTCACGGTCCACGTGTGCGCGGTGTCGTCCACGACCTGCGTAGAGGGGTCGGTGATGGCGTCGCCATCTTCGACGCCCGGTGCCGGGCGGGGGTACAGCCAGCGGCCCGAGGTGACGCTCGCGATGGAGAGCGCATCCACAATCGCGTCGATCTCGGCGTCGGACAGCGCCCGATCAAACGCCCCCACCTCGTACTCACCGCCTAGGGAGCGGTCGACCACGCCGTAGCCCGCCACATCGGCTACCGCTGACGCCTCGGGCGTCACTGTGCCGACCGAGATGGTGCCGGACGTCAGGCCATCGGATGGCTTGCCCCACCCGCACTCCATGTCGCCGCCCGTCGTCCAGCGGCCCCATGCGACCTTGGGCGTGCCGTCGTACAGGCCTGCATCGCCGGGGGTGTAGGCGCGGGTGCGGATCTTGGCGCCCGCCCCGGCGTTGATGTCGAGCCGCAGCTTGTCGGGCGAGTCGGGCGTGATGGCCAGATAGATCCGGCCGGACGAGCCCTGTAGGTCGAGGATCCCCCCTGCGAGCGACCCAATGGCGGTGGGGCTGATCACGCCGACGATGGTCCCGCTGGCGGGCAGCCGTGCGTCGGCCGCCGAGAGCTGCTCGGCGTCGCTCGCCGAGGGCTGGAACCAGTGCGTGGCGGCGAGGGGGGCGGCAGAGGCGCCGAGCAGGGCGGCCGCCTCGGAGGGCGGCAGTCGGTCGAGCGGCGCCGGGTATCGAGACAGCCGGCGCACCGTCAGGGCACCGTGTCGATCGAGATGGCGGTCGCCGCCGAGCCGGACACCGCGACCTCGCGGCGTCCGATCCACTCCCAGACGCTGCCCTTGGCGGGCACCTCCACGGTCCAGAAGCGGTCCCCCGCTGACTCTGCCGTCGCGTCGTCGGTGAGCACGCCGCCGGACTCGATCGTGACGTCCACGGCGGTCCCCTTTCCTCGCAGGATCAACCACGACGGGTGCGCGGGCTCGCCGGCCGACGCCTGCACCACTTGGGCATTGGTGTCGTCGAGGGTGATGTCCGCCGCTCCGTCGGCGTCGAGTACGTGCGGCATGTGAGCCTCCTTGGGTTCGATGCTATCACGAGAAAGGGCCGCGCGCTGGCGGTCAGGGCGGCGCCCCGTTGCCCTCTCCGGGCGTGTCGAGCAGGGTCAGGTCGAGGACGACCTCGGTGACATCGACCGTGACCTCCTCGACCAGCGCGAGCGCGCCGTGCATCCCGACCTCGGTGTCGGTGATCTCGACGTACTGCCCCGGGTCAAGGTCGTCGAGGTCGAGGCCGCCGACGTACTGCACCGCGCGCTTGGGCCAGCCGTGCCGGTCAGCCTGGTCCTGCAGGATGAGCGAAGCGGTGCTGTTGTCCCAGGTCATGGCGCACTCGATGTGCGGCGCGGGGCGGACACCGAAGCGCAGCTCGGCCAGCGCAAGGTCGAGCCGCCCGAGCTCGCGGACGTCGTAGCCGCCCGGCGTGGGCGCCAGGATGCCCGGCTGAGCCTGCAGGGTGCGCGCCGCGTAGTACTTGCTCTGCCCGCGGCGATAGGAGATCGAGAAGCGGGTGTAGAGGTCGTCTCGCTGCTTGATCCTCGACGACCGCCGGACCTCGCCCCGGTCGGCGGACAGCTGCCGCACCACCTGCGCAGCGGTCGCCGTGTACCGCTGGGGCTGGATCCACCAGCCCCTCGCGCCCTGTCGGAGCCGGGCCGGGAGGAAGCGGAGCAGCGCGCGGCTGATCCACTCCGTGGGGGCGATAGGCTCGTCGATCCAGGTGTCGACCTTGTACGCGTCGAGCCAGTCCTGCTCCCGATCCCAGCGCGTGCGGTCGATGGGCTGGGACGTGTAGGTCTCGAGCAGCCACCGCGCGACCGAGCCCGCCCCCCGCAGCACGACGCCATCGTAGCCGACGACCCCGCCCGAGTTTGCATCGCTCTCGTCGAAGGCGGCAAGGTAGCGACCATCATCCACAAAAAACCCCGACGGCGCGGTCGCCGGCAGGTTCTGCACGTAGCTGATGGTCCGTCCGCTGGCGGTGTCGGTGGTGATGGGGGCGCTCGACCAGTTGGCGAAGGTGCCGTTGCCGCCGCTGACCCGCGACACGGTGCACGTCGTGGCGTTGACCTCGCCGAGCGCGAGGGCCAGTGTCGCGGTCGACCCCACGCCGCTCGACAGCACGTGGAGCGGGATCGAAGGAAGGGTGTTGCCGCCGCCGCGGCTCCCCGGGTAGCCGAAGATCAGCGCGTAGTGCTGCCCAAGGGCATCGTTGACGGCGTTCGAGAAGTCGGCCCGCGAGATGATGGCCGTGGGTGGTGGGGCCATCTCCTCATCGCCGGATCGCCGCTGCAGGGTGAACGACAGCGGCTCCCCTGGGCCTGCGTGCTCGACCCCGACGGCGACGCCGTTGATCACCGTCCGCGCCTCGGTCAGCGTCTGCCCGTCGCGGTGCCAGTAGAGCCGACAGGGGCGCTCCTCGAGCGGGCCGACCGTCGCGACGTAGACAGCCCAGCCGCCCGGCGGCTCCCAGCCGACCACGTCGATCCCGGCCTTGTCTGCGGTAAGGCCCGTGGCGCCGACCTCGACGCCGGGGCCGTACCGCTCCCCGTCGACAGTGACCGCGTCAGCCGAGGACAGCCGCACGGTGTGTCCGTAGACGTCGAGCTCGACCAGCCAGCGCGCGCCGCCCATTACACCTGCTCCACGATGGACAACGACGAGACGCGCACGAGTTCGTCCTCGCCCTCGGTGCCGACGACCCCGCGGGCTGCGACCGACCCGTCGAGGTAGCCGTAGAGCCACAGGGTCGGGTCGGTGATGGTCGTGCCGCTCGCCGGCACCGTGCGCAGCGCGCAGACCGGGCGGGCCTGGTGAGAGCGCAGCACGTCACGCAGCGTCCACCAGACATCCTCGGCGGCGGTCATCGGCCGCCCCCCGCTCGGGCCGACGAAGTCCATCGACGCCGACGCCGCCCGCAGCGGGTACAGGTCTGTCCCGCCGTCGGCCCACCCCCACGTCCACGTCCGCCGCGTGGGGCCGATCTCGCGCGCCCGGCTCGTGCCGTAGGGGCTCGTGGCGCGCTGCACGTTGGGCTCTTCGTCGTCCGTCCAGGTCCAGTCCGGCGGCGCCCCCGGCACGACGACACGACCCGCCCAGATGGTGCCGGCCTCGAGCACGTCGTCGGGGCAGTCCTGCGCAGGGAACCGCACGCGCCAGTAGCGGGCAGATACCGAGCTCGAGGCGTAGACCAGCATCACGCCGCCGGGGGCGACGATCGCGCACGTGCCCGACGAGCCGAGCCCGGTGGCGTCCTCGACGCGGATCCACGGCGGCATCGCGGATCCGTCCGCCCACACCCCGCCGCCGTTGGCGACGATCCGGTGGGTCGTGTTGGGCGACCCGGACACAATCAGATACCCGCCGACGAGCTCCCCGGGCTGGATGTAGCGGCCCGCCGAGGACGTGCCCGAGGCCGGCTCGAGGACGTCGCCGGCGGCGGTGTAGGACAGCCCCGAGAGGCCCGTCGCGAGATCCAGCGTCCCGCCCGTCACCCACGCCGAGCCGGACCAGTATTCGAGCGCCACCTGCCGCAGCGAGGCCCCCGTCACAACCAGCGCGACCGCGCGTCCCAGCTCCGACTCGTCGCCCAGGTCCCACGTCACGTGCTCGGGCCCGTCGGTGGTCGACCGCCACCGAACATCGGGCGACGGATGCAGCACGGGGTCGAGGTGCTCCACGGTGTACGAGGACCGGGGCTCTACGGTCGCCGTCTCGCCTGCGATGCCCGGCCCGTCGTACAGCGTCAGCAGGGCGGGCACACCGACCTCGTCGGGCAGGAAGCAAGGCGTCGCCTTGCCGGCGCGCGCCCCGTTCGCTCCGTCCCGGTAGGTCGCCGACGAGCAGCCCGCCGCGTACCACCTCGACGAGGTCGAGCCCGCGAAGTTTCCGAAGGCGTGCTCGGTGTCGCGGCTGCCGCCTGGTGTCCCCGAGACCAGTGTGTACGTGACCTTCGTCCAGCTCTTGTCCCCCGTCGCCCGGTAGTACAGCGCCGACTCGGTCACGACAAACTGAGTTCGGGCGGCGAGGCTGGTCGCGACGGTGTCGATCACGCTCCCATCGACAGAGTCGTACAAACGGAAGCCCACCGTCGACATGCGCACGATCAGCTCGGTCCCAGACCAGGTCACGCGGAAGCCGATGTCAAGCGACGTCAGCGACCCGCCCGTGACCGCATCCACCTCGAAGATGTGCAGCGGGGCGTCCCCGTCGGTCAAGGTCGCGACCTGCTCTCCCGACAGCGCCCAGCCGTTCGCGCCAAGCGTGGCCGACCCCGCGCCCGTCACCGTGTAGTCGCCGGCCGCCGGCCCGGAGAAGGGCAGCCACAGGGTGCCGTCGATGCCGACGCCGGGCGCGAATGCGCTCTCGGTCGTCTGCGCCCATTCGATCTGCTCCCAGCCGCCGAGCCACAGGACGTGTCCGCTCCCGTCCTGCGTCGGGTTGCTCGGCGACTCGCCCGTGCAGGCCACGATCGCCCCGTAGGGGGTGTGGGCGCCTGCGAGCTTGCGCGGTCCGCTGTTCGATGCGCCCGAGGCCCAAGAGATGCCGTTGCTCGCCCAGGTCACGCCACCGTCGGTGGAGGACAGGCCGACGAAGATCCCCGACGAGCTGCCGTCCGCGACCACGCAGTACAGCACGCCGGCCGCGTCAGCCCAGGCCGTGATGCCGGCGACGGTCAGCCCGCTCGTGTCGATCGCTACCTCCGTCGCGTCGAGGATGGACTCGTAGGGGCTGACGGTGCGCGTCATCTGCACGGCGCTCGTCGAGGCATCGTAGGAGAAGGAGAAGATCGTGCCGTCCTGCACGACCAGCGCCCACCCGAGGCCCTCGGTCGACGCGGTGTCGACCTGCGTCCAGACCGAGCCCAGGTCAGAGCTCGCGAACTGGTCGACGTCCCCGTTCGTCCCGTCCCTCTGCACCAGCAGCACCAGCCCGCCGCGCGTCGCAGCGAGCGCGGCGCGGCCGCCCCCGGTGGAGGACAGCCCCGGGTCGGTGTTGCTGATGAGCGTCCACGTCTCGCCGTCGTCGTCGCTGTGCCAGGTCCGCAGGTTGTCCGACGCGTCGACCGTCACGAGCACAAGGAGACCGGTGATCGGGTCCACGGCGATCGCGCACCCCTCCTCTGCGTAGCCGTTGCCCGCGAAGTCGCCCGTCGCGGACTGCCACGTGCTCCCGTCGTAGTAGGACACCACCGTATCGTCGTCGCTGCCGTACACGACGATCGGCCGCCCCGTCGACGTGCACACCGCAGCCGTCGCGCCGAAGGTCTCGGAGCCGCTCCCGACCGCGTCCGGGTGCATCTGCCATCGGCGGATGTCCGTCTCGCGCAGGTGGCCCAGGTAGGACGTCCCGCCGTCGGGCGACGCCAGGACGCGCACACCTGTGCGGCCCGGGACCCCTGGGTAGGCCGTCGAGACCTTGACCGCCGCGTCGGCGGTCTGCGTCCCGCTGACCTGTGCGAGCAGGCGCCCCGCGCGGACGGGCAGCCCGGGGCGCAGCTCGGCCTCCGTGTAGTCGCTCGTCAGCGAGGCGGCCGTGTTGGCGGCGCGGTCGTCGTAGGACAGCCGCTCGTCCCACAGCACCAGGGCACAGCTTGGATCCAGTCGCGCCATGTCGTCAGCTCCTCATGCCCGGGATCGCACCTGTACGCCGCTGGAGCGCTGTCGTCACGCGCTCGTCGGTCTCGATGACCCGCGCGACGACCTCGCCGAGCAGCCGCGAGTCGAGGTACACCCGCGTTCCGCCACCACCGGTGGCCGCAGCGCGGCCCGCGTTGAGCGCGGCCACGCCCTCGGGGCCGCCCACGTTGCGCACCCCTCGACGGGTCAGGATGCCCTCGTCCGGCTCGGCCGAAATCACCGCGTGGTCGCCCTCCATGCGGTCTCGCACCATGCCGCCCGATGCGAACTTGGGGGCCTTCGTCGACTTGATGACCGCGACCTGTGCAGTCAGCTGCGCGCCTGCGATGGCGGCGGCAGCGATCGGCGCGCCCCACTGCAAATACGCGAGGGCGCCCGTCAGCGCGACCGCGTTCGCGGCTGCGTCGATGGTCGCGCGCGCGATGGCCGCTGCCTGCTGGGCTTTGTGCGCGTCTTTAAGTGCCTGGCGATGGTCGCGCCGCTGCTGCCGCCGGGCCTTCGCGTTCGCTCGCATTTCCTTGTCGATGCGCCGAATCTGCGCCCGCCCCTCGCGCTCGCTGATCTTGCCCTGCTCGATCTGCTCCTCGATGCGCTCGCGCTCCGTCTTGAGCCGCTCCTGCTCTTTCGCGTGCGCGCGGCGCGCCTGGTTCTCCTGACGAACCAGCGCGTCCATGCGCGCCTCGGCGACCATGTCGATCGTCTCGAGCGTCTCCTCGGCGAGCGTCCGGGCCTGGTCCATCCCCTCGACGAAGACCTCCTGCTGGAAGGTGGAGAAGGTCTCGTCGAGCTGGGCGGTCATCTCCTCGAGCGAGACCGCCGCCTCGGCCACGAGCTCCTGCTGAGCCTCTACCTCTGCAGCGATGGCGGCCGCGCGCTCCTCGGCCATCTTCCGGGCTTCAGCGGTGCGCTTGGCCTCCTGCTGTGCCGCTTTGGACCACATCTGCTCGTACTCGCGCGCCGCCTGCGCCTGCTCTCGGGCCGCCTCCCGTGCCGCCTCGGCCTGCCGGCGGGCCGCCTCGTCGAGGTCGACGTAGGACTCGCGCGTATAGCCGAGCGCCTCGGCGTATTCGTTGAGCTCGTCGGAGGTGACCCGGATGTCGTCGGCGCCCTCGCGGAACGCTTGGTTGGCCTCGTGCTGCGCCTCGGACACGTGCTCGATCTCTGCGGCAGCCTCTGCTCCGACGTCGACAAAGTAGTCGTAGGCCTGCACCGCCAACGCCGACAGAATGCCGGCGTTGGCCATGCTGCGCGCCTGGCTCGTCAGCGCATCCGAGAGTGACCACGACTCACCCGTGAGCTCGGTCATGGTGGCGGAGACGCCGACGAGCGCGTGCTGGACGTTCTGCAGCGCGGGGGCGAAGTCTGCCTGCATTGACAGCGTTGCGGCAGCGATGGCTGCGTCAGCGTCTCGGGCCGCCTCCTGGTAGTCGAGCAGGGCCTGCTCGTGCTCGGGCGACAGCGGGGGCACCCCACGGACCCGCTCGAGCGACTCCCGCACATCGTCGATGGAGTCCATCCACTCCAGCATCGCCCCTAGGCCGAAGACGGTTGCCGCCGTCAGTGCTCCTACAGCCCCGGCCGCCAGCGTAGCCCCGCCCGCGAGGCCTCCCATGTCGTCGGCTACCCCGGCCATCCGATCGCCGAGGTCCAGCACCGAGTCGGAGATGTCTCCGAAGACGCCGCCCATCAGGGACGCCGTCCGCTCGCCGGCGGACTTCCAGCCCTCCCGCACGCGCTCGGCCTGGCGCTCGGCTTGGCGCGCTGCACGCTCGGCGGACTTCTCGACTTTGTTGTAGTCGCGAGACCAGGCGCGGGCCATCTTCTTCGACTCGCGCGCAGAGATGCCGGGGATCTTCTCCAGCTCGGCACGCAGCTTGTCGATCTTGACCTGCAGTTCGACGTCGACAGAGTAGCTAGCCACGCTCGCCCCCTATGGTCGCCGACACGTACCGCCCGAGGCCTGCGACGATGTGCTTCTCGCGGCGCTTGAGCGGGGTGCGCAGCAGCACGACAAACGCGGACTTGCCCTTGAGCCCCTTGGGGCGGATGTACTTGGCCCACGGGGCGGTATTCCAGATCCGCCCGCGGATGGTGTCGCCGTCGATCACGATCTCGCTGTAGAGCTCGTCTCGGCTGTGCCGCCCGTTGCGGAACCGGCGGTCAGGACCGACCGGCCACTGGCGCTTCGCTTCCTCGTAGATGGGTTCGATCTCGCCCTCGATGAAATCGACGAGCCCCGGCGCTACGCGCTCCACCGCGTTTCGCACGAGCTCGTCGATTTGGTCGTCTACGACCATCGACAGCGAGCCATCCACGATACGGATCCGCGCCACCTACCGCCTCCCTTTGCGCGAAGCGGTCAGCCGGCGGGCCTGCTTCTTGCGCTCCTCGGTCGTCAGCATGTAATCGGCCATGATGAGCTCCTGAGACGCGCGTGGTAGGTCATCGTACCAGCCCGGGGCCTTGCCCCAGGCTCGCTCGATCTCTAGGACCCAGCGGGCGTGCTCGCCGGCTGGGGTTCGGAGAAATCCAGCGCCTCCTCGACGCCTTCGTCCTTGGGGGTCACGGGCAGGTCCTCGGCGAGGAAGCTGAACGCATGGGTTCCGGCGCGCATGATGTCGCCGACCTCCCAGCCATTCGCAACGAGCAGGTCGTACAGCTTGCCCGCAGCCTTGCTCACCGATCGCTTGAAGCCTGCCCGCGACGCGAAGCGCGGGTAGGCCAGCACCAGGGCGCCACACGCGGCGAGCGTCGGGCTGTCGTCCTGCAGCATCACCAGATCGATCACGTGCGCGCCGCTGGCGTGCTGCTCCCAGATGTACCGCTTTCCGCGAATGGTGATCTCCCGCGACAGGTCGCGGCCGTCGGTGTCGGTGTCGGTGTCGGTGTCGGTGTCGTGCTCGCTCATGGTCTCACCTCTCAGGCTTCGTCGTAGGACAGGTCGGACGCGGCGTCGTCGGTGGCGCCGGTGATCTCGAAGGTCATCGAGTAGGTCGACGGCTCCCCGTCCGACAGCGGCGTGTGGTTGCGGAGGACGCAGTCCTCGAACTTCAGTTCGCCGTCGGCGCCGCCGAAGTCGGTGCCTTCCTCGGCAACCGTGATGTTGATGGTCTTGACGCCGCGCGTCCCCACCGAGGTCGTCGAGGTGTTGCTCGAGTACGTGCCCTGGAACAGGGCGAACTCGAGCGGGGTGCCGGGCGCGCTGCCGTCGCCCACGAAACCGTTGTGAAGGAACTCGATCGTGATCGTCGGGTAGATCCGCTGCGTGTGCTGCGACGAGAAGTGCTTGCCGCGCCGCTGGAAGTGCGCGATGTCGTTCAGGCTCGCGCCGGTGAAGCCGTCGATGGTGACGGTCGTGTCGTTGGTCAAGGTCAACGTGACCGGGGTCCCGGTCCCGTCCTCGAAGGTCACGGACGCGTTGTTCACGGTTAGGACGTTGCTGTCGACGGCCATGGCGGCCTCCTTATCAGACGGTGGCGATGTGGTAGGTGGCGAAGAACTGGATCTCGATCAGCATCGACTCGGAGACAGCGCTGCGCTGCTGGGTGCCGGTGTACACCACCTGCAGCCCCGACGCGCCGTTGACCCCGAGCACGGCTTGGATGACCTCCGACTCGGCCGCCATCGCTGCGTCTTCGTCGGCGATCGCGTCGCTGCGCCGGTGCTTGTGCAGCAGTCGCACGGCGACGGTGGACACGACGCGAAGGGGGCGGCCCTGCGTCTGCCTCTGTCCGGGCACGGCAGGATCTGGCTGCGTGTTTGACAGGGCGACACCGAACGCCAGGTGCATTCGCTGGTCGGGCACGCCGTCGGGGATGTCTCGATAGCCGCACGGAGCCTCTCGGAGCGTGCCGAGGGTGCCCGTCGTGAGGGTCAGCCCCTCGAGGGTGGCGGCGATGCGTGCGCGGACCTGGTCGGGACGTAGGGTCGCCATGTCAGCACAGCCACAGGACAGAAGGGCCGGCCTGACGCTGGCCGTCGTCGTCGGGCACGCCGTCGTCGTCCGAGTCGTAGACCCAGCGCAGCGAGGCCCACGCAGCCTCGTACATGGCCTGATACTCGGCCGCCATCTCCATCCGATCCGAGCCCATGGCTCGGTAGATGATGGCGAGCGATAGGTAGAGGTGCACCGAGCGCAGCGCCTCGGGCGACATGACGAGCGCGGGCCGGCTGCCCTGCCCCCAGATGCGGCCCAGGATCTCCGTCCACGCCTCGTCGATGTACTCCTGCAGGTCGGTCAGCGACTCGGGGCCCCGGTAGCCAGCCTCGCTGGCGTCGAGGGTCCGGTCGCGCCGGATGATGTCTTCGTCAGTGATGACGGGGTAGAGCGCCCGCCGCACGATGGCGACAGACACGGTGTGACGAGCGATGCCGCCCGCGTGGGTGATGTCCCACTCGATTCGGTAGCCCGGTTCGAGCGGGAGCGTGGTCGCCGGCGTCAGCGTCCACGTTGCGACGCCGCCAGTCAGCGCCGAGGCCTCTGAGTCGAGAAGCGCGCCCCCGCTGCTGTACAGCCGCGCAGCGGCGGCCGTTGCGGTCACCGCCGCCCCGTCTCGGTAGAGCGGAGCGGTCACGGTGGACGACGCGCCCCGGGTCAGCTCGAGGCTGACCGGGGTGCGCACCGTCACGGGGGCAGCGTCGAAGCTCACAGCGCGTCGGACTCGAAGACGTTGAGCATCTGCGCGGCGCACTGGTTGCTGGCGTTGGCCGCCGACCACTCGCCCGTGATCCCGAGGTAGGTGGCGGAGGTCGTGTCGACGCTCGACACGACCTGGCCGTGTCCGCCGGCCGCGGTGCCCGCCGCGTCCTCGGAGACGAGCACGGTGGCGACGATGACGCCCGCGCTGCCGGCGGTGCGGCAGAACAGCTCGACGTCGGCCACGACCAGGTCGCCGTCGGCGACGTCGAGGTCGGAGGTGGTGCCGATGGCGGTGCCGGTCAGAGCGGCCGCCCCGAAGCGCACACGGGTCTGCAGCGTGTTGGTGCTGTTGGTGCTGGGGATGGTCACGAGCGCGCGGGCCCGCACCACCTTCCCCGCCTGCCAGAAGTCGGCGGGGAACTCGTGGCTGGCGAGGACGGTCTCGTCGGTGCTGTTGGTCAGGGTGTCGCCGGCCGCGGCCAGGCTGCTGATGAGCTTCATGGGGTCACTCCTCGGCCGCCGCGCTCTTCGCGCGGGACCGCTTGCCCCGGCTGGGCCGGGTGTTCGTGGGGAAGGTGGGGGTCGGGGTCGACTGCTCGAGGGCGGCGCGCCACACCTCGAGCTCGGCGGCGAGACGGTCGGCCTCCCGCTGCTTGATGGGATTGCGGTCGGCGTCGGCGTAGGCCGCGGCGTGGTCACGCTCGCAGCGGTCGACGCCGGCCTCCAGGATGTGCGGCTCGGGGGCCGGCACCATGTCGCGCACGGCGCGAAGCAGCCGCATCCGCTTGTCGTGGTCGATGCGGACCTGCGGGCTGTTGGCGATGGGCTCGGCGGCGTAGTCGATCCACGCATACCCGCCGCGGGTGCGGACGCGGGCCACGTAGGACTCGCCGTCGAGGGCGCCCCCGAGGGTGGTGTCGAAGAAGACCACGGCGCCGCGCCGCTGCATCTCGAGCAGCGCCCCGTCGGGGATCCCGCCGCCGGTGCCGTCCTCTCGTCCGGTCCCGCCGACGCCGGGCTGCAGGCTCACCTGCACCAGGTCCGGCACGAGCTCTCGGCCCTCGACCCGCCACCGCGACGGGTGGTGGGCGTAGAGCCAGGGGTGGCCGGGCTGCAGGCGCGGCAGCTCGACTGCTGCTGCGGGCTTGCGGGGCTGGTAGCCCTGCCGGCTCGGCTCGGGATCTGCGGTCTGGAATCGAACTTTGGTCATCTTCTCACCTCTCGATCGTCAGTGTCGCGGCCTACCGGTCGCTCGTGATGGTGACCACGCGCGCATCCTCGCCGAGGCTGACCCCGATGAGGAAGTTGTAGTAGTAGGCCTTGACGGCGCGGCTCGCATCGCGCTCGCGCTCGATGCGCAGCCGTCCGCCGTCCAGGATGTCCATGAACCCGTCGGGGTCGTCCTCGAGCAGCCCCTCGGCCCACACCACGCCACCGGGGGCGATGAGCGCGCCGCGGCTGTCCGCGCCACCGTTGGCGGTCGGGACACGCGTGGAGGTGAAGACGTCGATCCCGAAGTACCGGCCCTGGTAGCCGATGCTCCGGGCGTACTGGATGTTGTACGCCTCGGCGGTGTGGGTCAGGGCGTCACCGAGGCCGGTTCCGATGATGGCGGTCTCGAGGTTGCTCCACTGCTTCGGGTGCAGGACACAGAGAAGGTCGCCGTCCATGAACTGCTGACCGGTCTCCACGAGGGTCTGCTTGGCCTCCTGGAGCTTGGCCCAGGTGAGGCTCGAGCCAGAGCCGGGGGTCACGTCCGCCGTTGCGGTTGCGGCAGCCTCGGCCACCATGCCGACGATGGTGTTGCCCCGGATGCTCGCCGCGTCGAAGGCCAGCGCCTGTTCGAGGAACATTCCGGTCCGGTCGTAGGTCTTGAGGAAGTCGGACCGGCTGCGCCCCTTGCCCTTGCGGACGACGGTGGCGGACACGGTGGACGGGTTGAAGTCGTCGGGGACGACGGCGCCGGATTCCGAGATGGTGCCCGCCACGCCCGAGCCGATGTCGGCGAGGGTCTTGGTGACGGTCGCGGACTCGGTGCCCAGACCGAGGTAGCCGCCGGAGAGCGCGGGGTGAGCGGGCAGGTGAGCGCGGTCGCCGACGAGGAGACCGTACTCCTGGAGGAGAATGCTGGACTCGATGAACGAGCCGTCGCTGTGCAGGTTGGCCATGGTGAGGGCCCTCCGTATGCGTGTGGGTGTCTCTGCGTTGGCCCACACGCTGTTACGGGAGCGACCCTAGGCCCATGCCGCATCCTACCCTATGCGGCGGCGCAGCGCTACCTTCCGCCCTTGTGTGCCCGAACACCGCCCGCGTCGCGCCACGCCCGATACTCGGCGGGGGACAGGCCGCGGATCTGCTCGTCGGTGAGCTTGCCCGCCGCCGGCGGGTGTCCCGTGCGGGCTCCTTGGACGCCGGGGGGGCGGTGCCCGGCAGGAGGAGGAGGTGTGGCCCCGCCCTCGGAGGCGGCAGGCGGGGGCGCGCCTTCCGGGGCGGAGGGTGGCGCAGCCTGGGGCTCCTCGGGCAGGTAGGCCCGCACCGCCCGGGGCAGGTCATCGGGCGAGGTGAGCCACCCGGTCAGCCCCTCGGGCGGGCGGGCATCCTCGGGGCGGGCAGCCCACAGGGCCTCAACGACCTCGATCCCCTCCGGGTCGGTGATGCCCGCCTGCATGATGGTCGCTCGGGCGGTGAGCTTGTCGCGCTCTGCGGTCAGCTGTGCCACCTGCTCCGACAGCTGCGATGCGGCCTCAAGCTGCTCGGTCAGCTCGCCAACCTTGGCGGCCGCTTCGTCGCGCGCCGCCTCTGCGTCCTTGCGCTGCTGCGCGACCTTCGACAGTCGCTCCTTCGGAACCCAGTCGGGATGCTCTTTTCCGCACTCACACGTCATCGACATCGCTCACCTCTTGGTCGGTCCCGCTCGTTGGCGGGGGTGGGTCCTGCAGCGCCGCGCGCTGCGCCCGGATGCGCTGCAGCTCTGCGATCGCCGTCGCATCCGTCATGCCCGGGTGCAGCTGCTTGTAGGCGCTGACGGGGTCGATCAGCCCCGCGTCGAGCAGCTCGAGCAGGTGCTGACGCAGGGCCGCCCGCTCTGACGCCGACTGCGGGACGCCGTGGTAGGTCACCCGGTAGCCGGTCTCTGGGTAGTCGGTGCCGAGCAACCGGTTGACCATCATCGCTGTCAGCCCGAGCACAGCCTGGTCGCCGCGGCGGAACTGCGGCTCGTACCGCCGTTGCGCCTCTCGCTGGCTGTCTCGCGACACCGCCAGCGCGTAGCCGCTGCGCGGATCGCCTTTCATCGCCATCGCGTCCGCAGGGTTGATCCCGGCCTCTGCGAGCAGCTTGCGCTCGTAGCCCTCGATGTAGGCCCACAGCTCGGCCGGCACGACCGGCACGTCGAAGGTGCCCACCTGGGGGTTGGCGCCGTCGCGGTCGGTCGCGAGAAATCGGATGATCGTCGCCGGGTCGGCGACGACCGACATGCGGCTCTTGCCGTCCCGGTTCTCGTCGGCAATGCCTGCGCCGGCCGGCACAACGTCGACGCTGTACCGCTGGCGCCACGCGCTGTTGCGCGCGACGTGGGCCACGAATGTTCGCAGGACGGCGACGTTCAGCGTGCCCTCGACGAGCTCGCGGGTCTGATACGGGTCGTAGACGTAGGGCGTTTGAGCTGCGTGGTAGAGCACGCCCGGCAGCACGGGCCGATCCCTTGCGTCGCGCCACTCGTCGGGCCAGCCATTGACGCCGAACAGCGCGGACACGTCGACGTGATCCTCCGCGCTCTCGGCGCGGAGGATGCGGTACACAGGGGCGTCGGGATCCCGCACGCTGTAGTGGTCCCACAGCCACTCGAGGCGCGCGCCTCCGTCGTCGTCTGGGACCTCACGCTCTCGGGCGCGGAAGATCTCGACCGGCACGCCGGGGTTGGCGGGGTCATCGTAGGCGACGACCATGTCCGGATAGACCGGCTCGTAGACCGGCACCGGCTCGCCGTCATCGCCGATCGACACTGAAACGAAGATGTACAGCTCGCGAAGCGCGAGGCAGTCGCGTTGCGCGCGGGCCATCAGCTGCCACAGCCCCTCCGACTCCGCGAGCTCGGGAATGTAGCCGGCCGCCTCGTCGGACGCGTCGGCGCCGCGCAGCGTCACGGTCGGAGCTCGGTCGTAGAGCGTGCTCAACGCCGTCCACACGGCCTTGAAGGGGTTGCTCGCCATGTCCGGGTGGCCCCACGCCTCCCGCCGCACGTCGTGCAGCTGCAGCGCCATGCGCTTGATCACGTCGTCGTAGTGCTCGCCGTACAAGATCCGCCGGCTCCGCCGGCTGTACTCGATTCGGGCGCCGTCCTCGCCGTGAGGACCGACCTTTGGAGCAGGTGGTGACAACATGGGCGAAGCGTATCACGAATGAGACGGCGCGTCTCACCGATGATACGGTCACCGGCTAACGACCTCGACCGCGGCGGGCTTGACTCCGCCAAAGATCAGGTCCTCGAGCGCGTAGCGCAGCGCGTCGACGGGGTCCTTCTCCGGGCAGTCGGGGCCCGGGCCTGTCCACTCGTTGAGTGCCCAGATGGTGCGCTCACAGCGTGGCGAGATGCGGAACCCGCCCGGGGCCGCCATCGCCTGGTAGATCCAGCGCGCTCCGGTCCCGACGTAGTCCCGGCGGTTGCCGCGGCTCTTGCGAACGGTGCGGATCTGCGGGCGCAGCGCGTCGGACGGCACCCCTAGCAGCCGTGCGAGGTGCGTCATGAGGTCGCGGTTCGACTTCTGCCTCGCCGTGCCCGGCAGGTGCACCCGGTCGCCCATCACGTGCGTCAGGTGGTGCCACTCCATCCCGTGCCGGCGCAGCATGTCCAGGATGCCCCGTGCGTCGTCCACAGGGGCCGCCAAGCCCGTCGGGTCGGTGTACTCGTCGACGACCCACACCCGAGCGCGATGGTCGGCGTACACGTCGCCGCGAGCCTCGGTCTCGCGCGCCACGGCGACCAGCACGGCGATCTGCTTGCCCGGGCGGTCCCCGTGGTCGATGCCCAGCCGCAGCTCCACCTCCCCGGTCGGGAGCTCCGTCGACACGTGGGTGCCGCTGACCCGAGGGTCCGCGACGAACGGCGAGAAGTAGCGCGCCACGCCGCGCGTCTCCCAATGCCCGTCGAGCACCACGCCCCGGACAGCCTCCGGGGTGCGCTTGCGCTCGGCGGCGATCCACTCGTCCGTGATGGGCGTGCCGTCCTCGAGCGTGAGGGGGCGGGCGCTGCCCTCGGGCGTCGCGTTCGCCTGAGTCAGGTCGTAGCGGTGCCGCACGACCAGCCCCGCCTCGACCTCCTCCTGCAGGTAGCGAACGTCCCGGTTGATCGGCGTCAGGGTGCCTCGGATCGTGCCCGCCGTGCGGCGGACGCGCCCCTTGATCTCCTGCCAACAGCTCTGCTCAGTCGGCTCGTCGACTTGGACGTGGTCGACGGTGCCCGACGCCAAGGCCTCCGGCCCCTGCTTCGTAGTCTTGAACAGGATGGTCGCCCACTTTCCGTGGACGTCTTTGATCGTGACTGACGGATACTTGCCTCGGAATCCGGCCGCCAGCCCCTTGTATTCGGTGGAGGGGTGAAGCCGGTCCTTGGGGAGCAGCGCCCACAGCTTCGCCTGGATCTGCAGCGACTGCTGGTGGCTGTAGCAGACCACCCACGCCTGGAATCCCCGCCCCTTCGGGCGCGGGGGGAGGGTCTGGTAGGGGTGCTCCCCGAGGCAGCGCCACACCGTGTCGGCCAGCCCTACCGTGGTCTTGCCGCCCAGCTGCTGCCCGAGGGTCAGGATGGCCACCGGCGCCGACTCCCGGAGGAACGCCGCCTGTGGCGGGGTCCACCGCATGTACTCGAGCGGGGCGCGCTCCCGGTCTGCCGCAAGGGCGCGGGCCCGCTCGAGGGCTCGGCGGCGCGGGGGTAGGGTCACGTTGCGCCCTTGACCTCTTGCAGCAGCGCGCAACAGTCGGGCGCCGTGCCGATGTACGCCAAGACGCCGTGCGGGTCGCTGTCAATGTCGCCCGACCCATTCACGAGCAGGACGGCCTGCGCTGCGCGAAGCGCGTTCTCTGGGCACGAATGCTCCTCGTAGAGATAGCGGTCATTGTCGTCGTGGTGAAACACAGCCGGAGCGCCATCGAAGCGCATACCGCTAACGACCACGTACAGATGGCTTCCTTCGCCAGGGTCGACGCGCAATAGAACGGAGGTCCGGTCACGCCGGGAACCAGTCAGCTCCGCGTGGACGGAATCGCCGCGCACGTGCCCGCGATGTCCGGCACCACACGCATCGCAATACCACGGGCCCCACTTCTCGCGGCGCCCGGTAGCGCACAGGTGTTCCACAAGGAACTCCCCATCGCCGCATTCAAGGCACACGAGGTATCGCTTCGTTCGCAGCATCACGTCGCCCCCTTGACCTCGTCCCACGCCACAGCCTGCGTAGCCGGCAGCACGGAAAAGGGGCCGCCCTGCCCGTCCAGCCAATCCGACGCGCCGCGGAGCGTGGCCTGCACGGCGTGCCGCTCGTCCTCGTCCTCGAGCAGCGGCCAGCCGTCAAGCAGGACTTCCGCGAGGGCCACATGGACGTCGACGGCGTCCAACCCTCGGATGGGCCCCCACCGCAGGGACCGCCCCAGGACGTACATGTCCCGCGGGTCGTTCTCGTCGATGAGGTACCAGTCGCGGCCGTCGGGGGCGGGGGTCATGGCCACCCCGAGTCCATCATGTACTGCTGGTGCCATGTCGCATCACGCAGCAGCAACCGCTGCTGCCGCTCTATGCGCTTGCGCCACGCAGCGACTCGACGGGCCCGCTGCATCCTGCGGCGGCGAGTTGCCCTTCGGTGGGCTGCTGTCCAAGAGGGGCGGGCGAGCTTCTCCACCCTGCGCCACTCTGCGGCAAACCGGACCATCAGCTCATCCGCCTCGCGTGCTGTCAGGCTTTGCAGCTCGGTCATCACTCGACCACCCGCAGCGCCGGGCGCACGACCTGGTCGACGATGCGCTGCACCATGTCTCGCGGCAGGTCGCCGAGGGCGGCGACCATCTCCGCCTCGAGCTCCTCGGGCGTCAGGTCCGCGGCGACGGCTTCGGCCTCTGCGCGCCGTAGCGCCTCAAGCTCCTCGTGAATCTGCAGCAGCTGCCGGCGGCCGGCAACGAGAGCCTGATAGCTGCCCGCGTCCGCCATGTCCTCAACAGCGCGCCGAGCCGCCTCAAACTCCGCTCGCAGCAGTTCGGCGCGCGACGGCACCGCGTCCGCGGCGACCGGCGAGGCGGCGCTCGGCGGCGCGACAACCGGCGGACTCTCGGAAACCGTCCTCGACACCTTGCGCGCCGGCGGCGCCCACGACGCCGCCACCTTGGCCCACGCCGCACCAATGGATTCGTCGTCCTTAGCCAGCGCCTCGAGCCCACGAGGCATTTCGGCCGCCACCTCCTCCACAAACGCCCACAGCGCGTCCGGCACGGGTCCGCCGTCTTCCCAGGAATACTGTTCGACCTGGGTATTCCGGTTGAGATTCATCGACGACATCACCGCAACGTCCCACGACTCGTTACGCACAAGCGCAAACTTCGCGTGACAGCGAAACAGCACAAACGCGTCTGGCCCGTAGACAGCCAGCATCCGCGCCGCATACTCGGGCTGTCGTTTCGGAAACCGCTGATCCACAAGAAACCGCAGCGACCGGATCCCACCCTCGCGCAACAGCCACGCCGCCGTCTCCGCGTCACGAATACCCGTGGTCCACGTAGCTACCGCGACGTCGGCCGGGCCGGTCTTCTCAAGGGTCGCGCGCAGGATGTCGAGCATCGAGTACTGCCCGCCCGTCAGCGCCACCAGTCTCTGACCCGGCCCGACATCGGCCAAGGCGTCCCGCGCGGACCCTTTCATCGACGGAACGATGCGTGTATCGCAGGGGTCCGCAAGAACCCTCTTAACGCCCCATTGCCTAGTTTGTTTCGGCACTTTCACACCCTGTCTAGATGTTCGAAAAATTTAGACGTCCCGCGCGCGAATACCGACGGGGACAAG